AATCCGTAGCCCATCATTGGACTGGATCAGATACTCTTTGCAGGATGTACAGCACTGGTGGACTACTCAAAAGAACGCAAGAACTTTGCGAGACAACCCTTGACAAACCCATATGCACTATGTGCGCAAACGTAAAGCGAACACTAGCGAAAACCACAAAGGTTTGATAAACTCTGATGAACTAAACCAACAGGGGAATACGGGTCATGCCAGAAACCGTCAAGAAGGGGGCTAAACGCTCCGCCAAGCCTTCAAAAGCCAAGACTGAGGTCAGTGGTGCTATGACGCCTGCAAAGCCCGCTAAAGCCCCAAAACCAACAGGGCGTCCAACAAAGTTCAACCAACAGACAGCAGACCTCATCTGCATGATGCTCAGTGAGGGGTTAAGCCTAAGACAGATACTGAAGGCTGATACGACTGGAGCGTTACCTGCGCAGAGTACGGTTTACGAGTGGTTGCTTCGCTTCCCTCTCTTTGCGGAGCAATACGCCCGCGCACGAGAGGAGCAGGCTGATACCAACGCTGATGAAATCTTGGAAATTGCCGACGAGCACCCGCCTGAGTACACCGACGAGAAGGGTCGCACCAGTCTGGACATAACCTACATCCAGTGGCAAAAGAACCGCATAGAGGCGCGTAAGTGGACAGCCGCCAAGCTGAGACCGAAGAAGTATGGTGACCGCATGGCAGTGGAAGGCGTAGAGGGTGGAGCCGCTATCAAGACTGAGGACGCATCTGCTGACAAGTTCCTTGAGATCATTCGCAACATGGAAATGACCAAACGTGCTGGTTGAAATACTAGAAGACCCAGAGGTCAAGGCGGAGTTCAACGCCTACCCTTTGCACGACCGTATTGCAAAGATTGCACACTCCGAATGGGTAAAGAGCGCACACAAGTACCAGATACCTCCGCCGCTTAAGATCGACTACACCGTATGGATGATGCTGGCAGGCCGTGGTGCCGGCAAAACCAGAAGCGCCGCTGAAGCCTTATGGTGGTGGTGCTGGCTGGTACCTAACAGCCGTGGGCTTGTCCTAGCCCCTACCAGCAACGACGTGAAGTTCACTTGCTTCGAGGGTCAGTCTGGTCTGCTGTCAGTGATCCCCAAAGAGTTGATAGTCGACTACAACAAACAAGACCACCAGATCAAGCTGGTCAACGGTTCCAGCATTCGCGGTATATCAGCGGACTCGTATGAGCGGTTGCGCGGCCCGCAGTTCCACTTTGCATGGTGCGACGAGTTAGCCGCCTTCCAATACCTCCAAGAGGCGTGGGACATGATGATGTTTGGTCTGCGACTGGGTGACCAACCCCGAGTCATTGTGACCACCACCCCGAAGCCAAAGGACTTGATCCTTGACTTGGTAGGCAGAGAGGGTGACGACGTGATCATCGACCGCGCCAGCACCTATGAGAACAAGGCTAACCTCGCAGAGAGTTTCAGCAAGCAGTTGGAGACCTACCGTGGTTCAAAACTTTATGATCAGGAGGTGCTCGGATTAGTGGTCGATCTTGAGGACGGAAAAGTGGTCAGCAGGGATATGTTCAAGATGTGGCCAGCGGGTCAGCCCTTCCCTAAGTTCGAGTACATCATTCAGAGTTACGACTGTGCCTACACTGATAAGTCATACAACGACCCCACTGCTATGACGACGTGGGGAGTGTTCAAGCCGCAAGATGGGCCAATGTCCGTTCTGCTGGTCGACTGCTGGGCAGAGCACCTGACGTTCCCTAAGCTGAAGGACAAGGTGCTAGACGAGTGGCGGGTGTCTTATGGGGAAGGTAAGGATGCCAAGCGCCCCGACCTGATCTTGGTCGAAGAGAAGGCGGCAGGTCTGTCTCTGATCCAAGAGTTGCAAAAGGCTCACCTGATGGTGCGTGGGTATAACCCCGGACGCGCCGACAAGATGCAACGCCTCCAGATCACCGCCGCTATCTTTGCCGCTAAGAGGGTCTGGCTCCCAGAGTCAGAGGTGCATAAAGGCTACGTCAAAGACTGGGTGGAAGGGTTCCTTTCCCAGATATGCGCATTCCCTGACAGCACACACGATGACTACGTCGACTCAGCAACTCAGGCTATGAGGTGGCTCAAAGACATGGGTTGGCTCGACATCGATCCTGAACCTCGGTATGATGACGACGACGATTACTATGATGCCCAACCTGCGCGGGTCAACCCTTATGCCGTCTAACCATGCCTGATTACTCAAAACTTGCCAAAGGATTGACCAGCCTCGTCAAAGGGGCTGAAGATGCCGCCCCCGCTGTTAATCGCTTGGATATGAATTTTAAGGATGTCACTAAGCGCATACCCGAGTTGACTGACGCCGCCAACATGGTGGCACGAGGTGAGATGACTGGAAGCCAGTACGATTCACTGGTGCGCAAGTTGAAGCCTGTTGCACCTTACGACTTTGTCCCTCAGCCTGCAACGTCTGATGACGCTATGCGTGCATTGACTGAAAACAAACGCCCAATGTTTGGTAAGACAAGCGAAATGACTGCTGGTGAGCAAGCCGACCTTCGGCTCGACATACCCGCCTACAAAGACCACGGCGTGTGGGTGAACTCTATCCACCGCAAAGACCAGCCGACCATGTACGGCTCAACGTCATCGGTGAAGAACGCGACCATGATCGGTGCACCCGACAAGGCGCTCAAGGTGGCTCAGGGTGGCCCCAAGGCTCCCTTTGCGGTTATCCGTGGTGAGTGGAACCCAATGGATGAGGCTAAAGCCGTCAAGAACGCGCAGAAGTACCTCAACCACCCTGATTGGAAACAAGTTGGTTATGACCCAGAACGTCATGGCTTTTTTTACGACCGCGCATCAATGGCTCCTGTTGTTGGTGCTGACGAGGTGATTCAGATCGGGCCTTTGGTACTGGCTAAGAAACCCAAGTACGGAAAGCCTGAAGACTTCCCTTTTAAGAAGGGCGGAGGCGCTCACATGAAAACAAAACAAGGCGCTATCCGTATGCAGGTCGGTGGTCTAAGCGCATTGGCAAAACTTGGCACGGCTGGTACTAAGCTGACCAAGGCGGAGATTGCCGCATTGCGTGCGCGTGGGATGGGGGTACCGGGCATCGACTTCGCTGACCCTCTGAAGGCTCCCACCATGCGGATGTCTGAGGCGTTAGGTAACGTCGGCGCTGAGGGTAAGTTCCTCAACTTTACTGAGGCTGATCGCTCCAGAGTGTTTGCTGAAAACATGGGTGGTACAGGCTTTACGGGTCTACAGAATTATTCACAGCCGCATAAGCAGGCTCGCACTGTTTGGGGCTTTGGCAATCAATCTACTGCCGAGAAAAAGATTAGGCAGAACGATCCAGAAAACACCATCTGGACAACCTATGCTGGATCACCAGAGCAACACAAGTCCAACACGGTAGTGGTTAAGGATGCCGTCAAGACACTGCAAGCGGCAAATCAGGCTGGCTCTGTACACCCAGAGCAGATCAAGCTAATCAACCAGCGCATTAAGCAAGCAAAGAACGACAAGGGCAACCCGCTGTTCTCTGACGACTTTGACATTACCGATCCCCAAGCAATCAATGCGGCAACGACCTTTGAGCGCCGCACGGCTATCAGTGACGCCTTGATGGGTACTGGTGTCAAGAAGCCAATGATCAGCAAGGAATTCAAAGCGGCTAACCCTAACGTCAAATACAGCGATGCCTCTGACATTAGTCGCATCTTGACTCGCGAGACTGACCCAGTGTTGGCTAATGCAAACACGTTTGATGTTGGCCCTCACCTGTTCGTTATGGACAACAAGATCATTCACCGACCAGACCTCAATGAGGCATTCCCAGTTCAAGTGACTGGTGACGACCTTGGTATGAGGTTCCAGCCTGCACCAATCAGAAGCGCCGCACCTGACTTCATTAAAGAAAAAGGCTACAAACCAACCGACCCAATTAACTCATGGGCTATGTCGCGTGGCAATCCCAGACAGTTTGTTGACGAGAAGTATTTGACTGGTATGCAGAAGGAAGGTTACAAAGACGGTGGATCAGCAGAGCCGCCACCCTTCCATGACTTCGACCAGATTATGAAACGCAAAGACGGAGGCACCGTGAATACATTTGAACAACGCCTAAAAAGCGCACTACACATGGCGATGGGCGGTGAGGTATCCGACAACACAATCCCAGATAGAACAGACAGTGGTAATACCAACTATGGCGGAATGTACGCTGGAGGGGGTACAACAAGGCGCTACGCTGAAGCTGGATCAGTTCCTGCACCTACCCCCCAAGAGTTAGAAAAGATGGCTGACGCGCAGGGTGCGGCATTTGGTGTGTTCCCCCAGATGGCAAGCCAGCGGTTCCAGCAGAAGTCCCCAACAATGGATAAAGCGTCTGAAATGCTGAAGGCTCAGGTCACAAAAGAGTGGGAGCAGGCGGGACAGCCGGGCGGGGCAAAGGGTCTTGCCCTGCGCATCGGTGCGGTGCTTACTGGACAAGTTCCCGACATCGCTAACCTTGCGCAGAGCGTGATCCCGGGGCTTAATAAACCTGCCTCGGTGCTTGATCCTGAAGGCGAGAAGGTCGCTAAGTTCCCCATGTCTGGTACATCCACCGACATCAAGAACTCAATGCGTGAGAAGGGAATCATCAACGAGGATGAGTACCCTATTGCTGAAATGCTTGGAGCCTTTGCCGCACCCTATGCCGCTGTCAAAGCACCACGCGCTATTGAAGGTGGTCTGAATGCAATGACCGCCGCCGCTCGTCGTCCATTCACTCCAGCAACGCTGACGACTGAGGCTGTTGCTCCTGACTTGGCAAAGTTCAAACCACGCGAGTTTCAAGATGAAGTTACTAGGAGAATGATTGGTGAAGGTGCGGCTGTTCCCATGACCAATATGGGTGGTCGCAAGACTACTCAACGCGGTGGTCAAGGCGTCTACATGAACAACGAAGGACAACTTGAGTTGAACCCTATGGTTGGTGTTGATATACCTCGTGCTGGAAACCTTTCCACCAATAAATCTTTGCGTCGCGATATTGCAACCGCAGGACAAGAGTTGAACCAAGAAGCTATGGCGGCGCATCGCTTTGTTCCTATGGCAACCAACAACATTAAAGATGCTACTGCAATGATGGTGACTGGCGCTAACGGTCGCGCTCTGAGCAACGAAGAGGTGATTGCGCTGGGGAAGAACATCCCCGGTCTCATCGTCAGCCACAGTCCTCGCACTGGTGGCGTGTTCCTTGCCAATGACCCTTACGCTGGCGGTGATCCAATGAAGAAGTTCCTCAACGCCCAATCCGTTGCTGGTCAAATTCTGGGAAACAAAGCCAAGATTCAATTTGGTAAAGCTGACCCTAACAAAGACTTGATGTACATGATGCGCCATCAATATGCTGAAGAAGGCGGTCGTGGTACATCCCCAACGGCACAAGCTATACGCGAGTCACTCAAGCGCAAAGATCAAACGATCCCTACTGTGCGTAACTAAGGAATAAGAACATGGCAAAACAAATGCCCATCGACCAAGAGTTTGACCGTTTTATTGACGGACTCAAGAACAATAAAGACGGAAGTGCTGACGTTGAAATAGACGAAGACATCAGCGACGTTGAGGAACTAGAGGACGGTTCAGCTATTGTGCGCATGGGCGAGGACAAAGGCCCAGAAGAAGATGCCGAGTTCTATGAAAACCTTTCAGAGGAAATTATTAACCTGTATGACCTCGATAAGATTGGGATGCGCTATATTGACCTTATTGAAAAGGACAAGGAAGCACGCAAGAACCGAGACAAGCAGTACGAAGAAGGACTCAAGCGCACGGGTCTGGGGAATGACGCCCCGGGCGGCGCACAGTTCCAAGGTGCATCTAAGGTAGTTCACCCCGTAATGGCTGAGGCGTGCGTTGACTTTGCCGCTCGTGCTATCAAGGAGTTGTTCCCGCCAGATGGGCCAGTCCGCACGAAGATTCTCGGTGAAGCTACTGAAGAGAAAACCGAACGTGCAGAACGCAAACGCGACTGGACTAACTGGCAGTTGACCGAACAGATTGAAGAGTTCCGCGACGAGCAGGAACAGTTGCTGACTCAGCTTCCCCTTGGTGGATCACAGTACCTCAAACTCTGGTACGACGAGCAGAAGAAGCGCCCCTGCGCTGAGTTTGTTCCTATTGACAACGTGATGCTTCCCTACGCCGCTGTGAACTTCTACACCGCACAGCGCGTAACTGAGATGCAAGACATCACAGGCATGGAGTTCAAGCGCCGCATTGACTCTGGTCTATACCGCGACATTGACTTTATTCGCGCTACTTCAGAACCTGAACAAACAGCATCTGAGAAAGCTAACGACAAGATTGAGGGTAAGTCTTGGAGCGACAACGAAGACGGTCTGCGCAAGGTTTACCACATTTACACTTGGTTGGAGATTGAAGACGACCCAATTACCAAGGGCGCGTTGGCTCCTTACATTCTTATGTTGGACGACTTAGAGCACAAAGTGCTTGGTCTGTACCGCAACTGGGAAGAGGGTGACGACACAATGACCAAGTTGGATTGGATCATTGAGTTTAAATTTATCCCTTGGAGGGGCGCATACGCTATTGGGCTACCCCAACTCATCGGAGGTCTCACAGCCGCCTTGACGGGTGCTTTAAGAGCCTTGATGGACACTGCGCATATCAACAACTCAGCGACAATGCTGAAGTTGAAGGGAGCGAAGGTTTCTGGTCAATCACAAAGCATTGATGTGACGCAGGTGACGGAGATTGAGGCGGGACCGGGCGTCAACGACATCCGCTCAATTGCAATGCCTATGCCGTTTAACCCACCT